CCCAATCGTCTGACATATCTTCTCCAAACTCCTCAATGAACTTTGAAAGCTCTGTTGCTTCTGTATGACCTTCACAAGCCATATAGACTGTCTTGCCTTCATAATCGTGTTCGTGGTAGCCTTCACACCCTAAAGTCTTTGCACTTGCTAAGGCTTCATCTATTGTGTCAAAAACAGGCTTTCCGTCTATCATTCCAACTTTAGCAAAGTCTTGTTTAAAATCTTCTGCTACTTCTCCTTCTAAAGGTGGTAACCCTATTTCTTCCCTTATTTCGTCCTGAGTCATTACATCTCTAATCGTTTCAGAATCAAATTGAATTGTAATTGGTTTAAGTTGTACGAACTGAACAGGCATATCCATATTGTTCACTTGGAATATCTTGTGCAATACTTTTAAGATTTGCCCTTGAAACGGCATTACTACAGTATTCAAGTAAAAATTAGAAGCGTTTAAAAGCTCATCTGCGTTGCTTGAGAACCCGTTAGCACTATCTAAGCCCATAAGTGTCTTAGAAGTAACCCTATGGCCTGATAGGATGTTGCTAGTTAAAAGTTCTTGGAGTGCTAAAAATTGTTTATCAAGTGAATCAGGTGTAATTGAAGTTATTTCAGGTACTCTAGTCTTGTCATCTGAAAAAGTCAAAACGAATTTACCTGCATTTTTTTCTGATGTAAATTTATCTTCTAAGCTTCTTTCTATCTGATTTCTTTCTTCAGCCGTTGGTATTCCATTCGCAAATGATATCATAAACGAGCCAGTAAATCCATTAGAGATATTGTTGAGATGAAACTCAGAAACTTTAGAATCAATTAACGCCCAATTATTACAAGAGATGTAATCAGCAGTATAGTAAGAGTTCATATTAGGACTGTAAAGTCCAGTATAAAGAATTTGATTAGGTGAAGTTCTATCATTAACATTAAAGGCTGGAACTCTATAAGGTTTGTTCATTCTTGTATTTGCCCAATCTCCTGATACATAGTAATTGTTAGTCTTGCCAAACTCGTCAGGACGTTCACATCTAATCTTCTCTACAGGTATATGATAGATTTCAGCTATCTGAGTTCTGTCTTTTGACCATACTATATTAAGAGCAAATGCTCCTTGTAATTTAAAGTCAAATGCTACCTTTTTCAAGACTTCGTGTAGTGTTTCATTACCATTAGCATTATTCATAAAGTTCTGAAGCTTTACTCTTGCTTCTTCATCTCTATCATCTTCATCTGATATAACTAAGTCCTCAGCACTTATCATTTCAGCCGTTGCATTAACAATAGCAGCCGTTATAGAACTTGAATAGTAAAGGTCAATTAAAAACTGTGGGTAAAGGTTTCTCCATTCTCCATTAGAGTCGCCGTATTCTATCCAATCCTTTCCTCTAACCTCTTGCACTAAGGGACTTGTTGAAGTGCTTAAATCTACCGAAATTATTTTATCCATTTTTTTTAATAATTATTTATATATTCTACCATACTTTGTCGCTCTATAGATGTTAAAGCTTGTGTAAAGTAGCTTAAATCTCTTATATATCCATCTAAGTTCTGTGCATCACCATTCCAAGACCCTATAGTATTTATTGTCATAGTATCTGCATCAGTTCCAGAACCCCAGTCTATAATGCTATTATTTCCTGCATCTACATAAACAGATACAACTCCTGCATCTCTTTGTAATATAACAGTATACCAATTATCAGGAATTAATGTATAAGCATTTGTAAAGCTTAATTCACTTGTTCCACCTGCTCTAAATTTAAAAGTATTAGCATCTGCTGCTTCAAAAATATTTAGATTTTGAGAACCATATAAACCATCCTGATTAGGTATATTTTTAAATTGAACTGAAATACAAAGAGTAAAGTCAGTTGGAATTGTTAAAGTTGTTGTAACCTCGTAATATCTATCATTATTAATATCTACGGATTGTTTAGCCGTACTCCATAAAACTTTGTTCCAGTTTTCATCATTATAAAGTAAATTACTTCCGATTTGAGATTCCCATGTAATTAAATCAGAATCTATAAATAACGTTGGGTCTGTTACTCCTACTTGATTCTGTAGTCCTTCTAAGTGCTGATACCATAAATTTAAAGACGATATTTGAGTTGGAAGGAATTGCTCAGAAAAATATACGTAGTTTGTTGATGGTGGAGATTCATAAGAATTATACTGAACTTGCTCAGTTCCTGCTTTTTCTGTTAAATTTAGTATTCCTTTAGTTACTATTCCATTTACTACTCCATTATTATCAGCTACAGGAAGTACTTGAGTTTCTGTCTTTGGAGCGGTCGTATCACTTAATACTACTTGACCTATCCAACTAACTTCATAAATTTCATATTTCCAATGACCTGCTGGCAATAAGTTTATAGTAGACAAAAATAGATCAGGAACTAATGCATAATAAAACTGAATCTTTGTGTATCTAGGAAATATAAACTCTTGAGCGCTTGCAAAAGAATAGCTATAACTAATAGAACCGTCAAAGTCATTTATAAACTTCACTAAGAATCTAATCTGAGTTCTATTTACTAAAGTATTTATTCTGTTATCTTCAGTACAAATTTCTGTTAAAATATCAGTTTCCGTAAATCCTTGTATCATATTATATAATAGAAAAAGTCTGTTTCTGTTTGGTTAATAAAGGAAAAAGGCTGCCAAAGCAACCTTAAACCCATAGTGAACGCTAGATTTCTCTATAGATGGTCGAACCACCCCACCCTCACTAAGTTTAAAAAAGGGTAACTGTTAAGCTACCCTTTCTAAAAATATATAAAAGAAACTAATTAAGAAGTAACTATAGCTCCCATTGTAAAACCTGCATTAGAAAAAGGTCCTGTTGCAATAGGATAATCTGCTACCATTGGAAAAGGGTCAGCTTCCATTCCATCGAAGGTCAGAGTGTATCCATTTTTATCTCCCCACGCAGCTCCAGAATCCATAGTACCTGCATTAAGTTCCATACCATTAACTCTTCCTAAACAAACTATAACGTCGGTTCCAGTAGCTAAAATTTGTTGATTTAATTGAGCAAAGACAACAACCTTAGTCGCTCCTAAAAGCTTTATTTGGTTTTGGTCTTCTTTTGTAAGTCTGTTGAATAATACTTGAGCAGTTGGAGTATAATAAATAGTTCCATTTTCTCTCGAGCCTACGATAGTATCGGTAATACTTGCTACACCTATAGGCATAGAATATCTGTAAAGTTGATTAGTACCCATTTCTATGTCAGTAACTTCTCCTGCCGTTACTGCTATTCCTGTTCCATCTATTGGAGCGTCAAATTGGTCAAAAACTCCGAAATAAATAAATTTTACTCCTCCAGATATTCTATTACAATCGAGTCCCCTTCCCTTGGTTAGTGCCGTACATGCCATTTTATTGTTTTTTTTAGGTTAAGGGTGGAAGGGTTTTACCCCCTCCATCCATTATTTATTTATTAAGACTGTCTTACGATATCAGCTCCTGTTCCTGACTGTACTCCTGCTGAGTAACGAGCTACCATTCTGATATTGTCAGAACCATCTAAATCCGACATCGATAAAAGTTTTATAGATGTAGCATCGCTTAAAAGGTCAGTTCCAAAGAATAAGTTAGATTTTTGAGCTATTACAACTTCATTTTCTAACATTCCGTTACATACTGCTATCTTGTAGCCTTCAAACATTGGCACGTAATCTCCATTCATGTTATAAGCGTTTACATATCCTAATGTAGAAACTGCTCCAATGTAGTATTGGTAAGTTCTCTGACTCATGTAAATATGTAAATCTTCTTTACCTAAAACCGCAGCAGGAATAACTGCAACTGCTGCTTGTAATTCTGCTATAATAGTTCCAACTGTATATGCTCCCCCTGCTGCATTCTGTACAACTGTAGCATCAACGCCTGGTAATAAAAGTCCTGTAGCTGCTCCTAAGAATCCGTTAAATTGTCCTGCTACATTAGTCCCTGCCCAGATAGAATTTTCAGTTGCTTGTGCTATAACATCTCCCACATAAGAGATAACATAGTCTTCAAATGTTGCTGGTAGTGGCGCTCCTGCTCCTGCTCTCATCTCTAGCGCTTCCCAACTGCTCAACATCGTTTTTCGACAAATGTCCATATTTACTTGTAATAATTTAGGCTCTAATACTTTTTCAGTTAAAGCTAAAGTTCCTGCAGGCGTAAAGTCGCAAGTTGCGTCTACTACAGAATTTACTGATTGATTAAGAGCTTGTATATTGCTCTTAAATTTAATGTTCTCTATCATTGTTAGATAGTCTAACGAGTTTGATGCTTTTAAAGCTGCACTGATGTAGAAACCAGCTGCCTTGCCCGCAAACGCGGAATTTACTGTAATAGCCATAGTTTGTTGATTTTTAGTTAGTTATGTAGAGTTATCTCTACTTATTGTTTATTATTTGTTTAAGTTATATAAGAATCTTTCCTTACTTGTCATTCTTCTAAAATCTTGTGCAGTAGGAGTTGCTCTTTCTGAACTAAATTTATTTGTATCTAAAGGTGCTGATGCAGGCGCTTCTGCTAACTCAGTCTTTAGTTTTTCATTTTCAGCTTTTAACTTTGTTAATTCATCTTCTGCTGAGAACTCAACTACTTCAGTAGTCTTAATAGACTTAGGAGTAGAACCTCTTTCTTCTGTTTCTACTGACATTTCTTCAACTTCATCATCACCTCCATCTTTATCTTTCTTTAGACTTGCAACTGCATCTTCTAAGTTTTGGATTCTTTTCTCCATACCTTCCCAATCCTCAACTACTGCTAAGTCTTCAGTCATTTCTTCTTCAACTACTTCTTCAGTTTCACTTTCCATAACTTCAGAAACGATACCTTCTTCTTCTACTCTAAAAGTAACTCCTGTATCAGTCTTGTAAGTTCCAACAGGTAAAAGAATAGTAGTACCATCTTCAGTAAGAACTGATATGTCTACTCCTGCTTCTAACTCCTCAGCAGTTGAAACGAAAATAGTTCCATCTTCACTTTTCGCTTGATAAGCTAATTTCACATCTGGCTCTTTATCAAGACCAAGTGCTACCAATATTTGATTTTTTAAATCCATAGTTTTGTTTTAAGTTCTGTTATATAATAGAATAGTTATTGTTCTGTTTGATTTTATAATAATTTCATAGCTTTATCAGAATTACTTTGAGTTGTTTCCATATCTTTAAAAGTATCTTCAAATTGTTTTTCTAACCCTTTTATTCTACTAGGATATTCTATACCTAATTCTTTTGCTGCTTTTTTAAATTGTTCTATTTTCTTTAAACCATCAACAGTATCTTGCTTTACTTTTACTGCTTCTCCTTTTAGAGTTCTTATAGTATCTATTGCATTATCTTTTCTTTTTGATACTGTTCCTGCTTTTTTTATTACTTGTGTATATATCTTCTCTAAGTCATCAACTAAAGCTAACTCAACCTTCTCAGTCTTAAGTTCAGTTTTGTTTTCTTTTATTAGCTTGTTTAAAGCACTTAGAATTTGTTCTTGTGTTGGTTTCATATTATTTTATTTTATAGTAATCCTTTAAATTTAGCTAAGTCTTTTAACATTTGTTGCCCACTACCTTCTGCTATATCATAAATTTCTTTTCCTGCATTTGTATATTCTTTTGTAGGTTTAACTCCTAACTCTTTAAATTGCTTATCAATAGTAGAAACAAATCCATATCCTTTTTTAGCTGCTTTAACTACACTAGCCATTTCTTTAAAATTCTCATTAACAAGTTTTGCAATAGCCATATTATTTTTTACTGCTTTTTCAAATTTAGAACTTAAAGTTTTAGCATCTTTAACTAAATCATCTACCATTCCCAACTCTACCTTCTGAACACTTAACAATTCTTTTAGTGCAGTCTTAACTTCTTCGTCTGTAAATTCTTTCTTTTGCATTTGTTCAAATTTATTAGTAAAATATCCCTCAATCGATAATCCGCGTAATTCTCCATCTTTTATCTTAGACCAAATTTCATCATTGTCTATTTTTAGCTTTACCATCCAAGTTCCTACAGGAAGTGAAAATCCATAAAGTGTAGACTTATCTAATTTACTATCTTCAATAATCCAAGACTCAACTGTAAGTATTCCTGAGATTCTATCTTGGTGTTGGTAGGTTGCCTTATGGTGATTGTTATGTTTTAAATACAATTCACTTGCTTTTCTAACTGTCGCTTTTGAAAAGAAAACGAAATAATCAGATGAAGTCTGTGGGTCGTGTCTAAATATAGTTTTTCCAGGAATAAGAGCAGGAGAAATTAACATTCTCTTTTCCTCATCTACTTTCGCAAATGTCAAGTTGTTCTTTTCTTTTCCAAAGAATACAAAGTCTTGCTCTATTGCAGGAGCAGTAACTAAACTGATTGCATCAATAGCAAGTTCTTGATTTTCATCATTAATAACAAGCTCAACTATAGAAGTAGTCTTTTCTTCTTCATAATAGTCTTTATTGTCTTCTTCACAGTCTGCTTTTGTATCGTACTTACAAGAGCCAGTCTTTCCCCATTTGTATTTTCCGTTTTCACATTCTTCGCAAGGCATAGTAGTCTTTTTTATATAATAGATAAATTGTCGTTCTGTTTGATTTTAGATTGTAGCTCTTCTTCTAATATTTGCAAGCTGATTCTGACTGTTTGTCATTTCGTCTGTTAATACAAAGGCTTGAACAGGCTCAGGGGCTACACCTCCACTAATATCAAAAGCTCCTGACATCATTTGTGGGGCTGGTGCTGATGGTGCAGAGCCTCCTCCTCCTCCTCCTCCTCCTGGAACATCTGTTGATAATATAGTCCTTACATTATTTAAACCTGCTGCAATTACGGCTGCACCTGATACAAAGCCTAAAGTACCTCCCTGAGCAAATGCTTTATTCGCACCTACATAAGTATCTATTACTGCACTTGCTACGGCTAAAGCTTTGTTATCCCCTGCTAAAGAACTTAATGCTCCTGCAAGTCCTGAGAACGCTTCTAATTGAGCATTTACATTTGCTTGTACTAATAAAGACTTCTGCTTTTCGTATTGCTTAGTAATAGCAGTAGTATCTACTCCTGATTTTACAGCTAATCTTTTCTTTTCTTCATAAGCTAATCTAAGTTCCTCTAATTCTTTTTGTAGCCCTGAAGTTCCTTCTGCTAAAGATTGTTCTCTACCGAGTCTTAATTCTTCTTCTAGTGCTACTTGATTAGTCTTTTGTTCGGATAGTTGCCCTGTAATAGTTTCTTGAAGTTCAAGCATAGCAACTTCAGCTTGTCCTAAAGCTATCTTAGTTTCTGTATTATCGTTTAATAAGTTGGCTGCTTTTGCTGCATCTAATTGAATCTGTAGTTGTGCTTTTTGGGCATCTGATTGTTTAGCTAGTATTTTACTCAGTTCTTCATTGGCTGCTATTCTTACTGCAAAAGTCTTTGAAACATCATCTCTTATTTGTCTTTGAATTTCAGCATCTCTTAAATTCTCTGCATTTAATTTAGCAAATTGAATTTGTGATAATAGTGCTGCCTTATTTAATTCTGTGATTGCGGCTGCTTGTTCAAGAGTTTTTTCTGTGTATTCTACAATAACTTTTGTAGCCTTATCAAAAGCATTGTCTATTCCTGTTGCTACATCAACCATCTCCTTACCTGCTAATTTAGCAAATTCTGCTGCTTCTTTAAATTTACCAGCAAATAATGAACTTAATGCACTCCCTACATAGCCGAAAGTTTCTAAAAGACTATTGAACCTTTCTATAAGGTTGTCTTGTATCATATCCCCAAATTCCTTTAGAGATTTTTGAGGGTCTTCAAATAGTGCTTTAAACGCCTTAGTTACAGGTTCTATGTTATCATTTATCACTTTAAACAAGTCATTGAAAGCAATACTTAAAGCAGTCATTCCAGTTTCAAATGCGTCTAATACTTGTTGATTCTTACTGAAGACTTCCATTAACTTAGCAAGTAACGCAACTATAATACCTATTCCTGCTGCCTTTAATGCTACGCCTACACCTTTAACAGCAGTTCCAATACCTTTAAATCCTTTTTTACCTTTTTTAGTAGCACTATCAAGCTTTTCAGTTTGCTTTACAACATCACCTAAGTTTGACTTTACTTCTAATTCTAACACTTCCTTTGCCATAGTTTTATTTTATAAAGTTACTCCTGTTTTTATTTGTGTAAATGTTATATTACTGCACCATTCTATTGTCATATCTGTTGCACCCCTTACTCGCATAGCAAAGCTAGTTCCATTTACTATTCCTGTAGGCTGCCATCCTGTTGTTGTTCCACTATCTTTTATTGAATCACGTTCTCTGCTTATTGTAACTGTTCCTGACTTATTAAGTATAACACCCCTTTCAACCCAACTAGCAAAATCACCAACCGATCCTGCTGCCGTTCCACCTACTCTAACAGCAACTACATCTGCGTGAAAATACATTATAGTATTGTCAGGAATAGCAAATAAGCTATCTGTTGTATTGTTTAAAAAACTAACTGTATTCGTTCCGTTTGGTGTTTGTATTCCATAAATCAAATGAATAGACTGTCTTTCTCCTAAAGTATCTGCTGAAGCATTACCACCTAAGACAATAGAGTTAGTCGCTGTAACCTCTCCTAAAGTGCCAAAGACGTTGGCATTGTTTATGTTATTAGCTATTTCATTATTATTACCGATTATAATGTTATTCCTAGAGAATCC